TAATTGTTCACCATTTTCTTTTGATTCCAATATACCTTCCACTTTAAGTAGGCATTCTTTTAGTGGTTGGGGTCCTGGAGCTTTACCACCAGAGGTTATAAGCCTTGCTCCTTTTGGTCTAATGTCTGAAAAGTCAAATTCGATTCTAGAACACACACCATTCATATACGATTTCATTAAGACTTTAATTGCGTCTGCCCAACCTTCAATAGAGTCCCCAATTAAAAATCTTTTCTTTCGTTTTGGGAACGGTTTTTGAATTACTGGTAATTTTACCACATGATGTTTTTGGACTGAGTACCCGACTCCAGTTCCACCTAACAATAAAAACATTGTTTCACTGAACGAGTCAATCGAATCTATCGGTAAGTAAGCACAATTGTAAATTCTATTAGGAGAGATTTCAATAGGTTTTCCACCGAATTGCATCGACCTCATCGAAGGTAATATTTTTTTACTGTACACTAATTTATACTTTTCTTCAATTTCATCTTTTAGTGTGGGGTACTTTTTAATATGCATGTTTTTATTTCTAGTAACCAACTCCTCCCAAGTCTCTCTTCTGTTTAATTCTGGTTGGTACTTTGCATACTTCATGTATACGGTAATGTCTGACAATATTCTATTTGATATTTGCATATTTTGACTTTCACTCATCTTATGTGTTTTGTTTTTGATTTATTTGTTGGTTTCGTCTGTCTAACGCGGCTCTCACCCGTTCAGCTGTTCTTCTTTCTCTATCTTGTTCTAACCCTAATAAAGTCTGCGATTGTTCTGTATCTATTTCTAATGTGGCATTGTCAAACTTACAATTTTCAAAGACAATGCCGTCTTTCCCTACCCTAGATTTAGTAATGGCGATTGTGGCAAGACCCATTTCTTTTTGTGGTAGAGACTTAGCTAATGTAATGATAACATGTCCTACTTGGGCTTTCTTAATGGAACCACCCATCATATCAGTAGTCACTACGTCAGAACTTATAGATGTCCTATTACCTTGAGCGGCAGTCCATCCCGCAACATCTAATTCATTACACATACTTTCAAATTGTCTCATTACAAGACCTTCTCCTTGCCACACCTCATTAAAGTGTTTATCTGGTAAAACACAATCAATATAGTCTAAAACAATCATATCGAACTTATTCCCCTCCGCAACTAATTTTCTTATTCTGTTCTTTATTGAAAGAATCGTTATCCTATCAGAGGGTAGTTTTTCTATTATTAGTTTCCCCCTACCGTTTTTATATGGTGCTATTTTTTCCAGAACCTCTTCTCTTCTTGTGGATTGTTCTTGTGCCGGTATTCCTGACCAACAGGTTAAATGTTTTCTTTGTATGACTTTTGGGTTATCCTCGAAAAATATCTGCAATACACTGAAACCCATATTATAAGCAGTGTTAGCTACCTTAGTTAAAACCGTGGTTTTCCCTACGCCTGTAGGAGCTAAAAACACACCGATTTCCCCTTTAGCGAGTCCCCCATCTAAAATATTGTCTATCCCATTTATGCCTAATGGTATTGGGTCTCTAAAGTCATCAACAAGGACCTCGTCTAGGTCTTGGAATACGTCCATAGCCCCATCATCTACCTCACCTATCTGAGTAGCTATCCTAATGTACTCTTCACACTTATCATAAGATTCAAAGTCTCCTTTTTCAATTATCTTATTAACTTTGGTGATAGCCTTTTTTAATTCCTGTTGTTTACAAAATTTTAAAGCTTTTTCTTGTATCCACAAGTGGTCCTCCACATCACATTCTCTAATCTCTGCCAACATATCGAAGATGTTAGTTCTTGCCATATCAGAAGACACTTCTAATCGTGTCATTTGGTCTAGTACGTCAAAGGTAGGTGGGGTACTATATTTCTCAAAATATTCTTTACTCATCTGACCAATCAATTTAAAATATTGATTGTCGAAATACTTTGGTTCTATGACCTCAATTATGTTATTTGCAAATTTTTTGTCGGTTATTATTTGGTTAATAAGTTTGACTTGAAACGTGTGCCCTAGGTAACCAAAACTCTTACTCTCTTTCATCTATTTTAAATCTTTTTGGGTAATTAATAAATACTATTAAAGAGTCGTTTCTAAATATTTTCTTTCCACATTTTCGGTCGATAACACGTCACTTAAGTCCCCTAAAAATGATGAAATAAAGGGTCTAATGTCTACCGTATACCTTACCTTTCCAGGGTAGACCCAAGCTGGAAAAACCCTATGCATTACTATCTCATTGTTCAATTTTATATGGATACTGAATTCTTCTTTGGTTCCGTTTTCACGGTCTTGTTCTGAGAGGTTAACAGCACAAGTATAGGGGTTATAAATGGATAATAAATAATCCATAGATTTCATTTTTAATGACCTAGATACTTGGTTTTTCATGTATTCCACGGTTTCATATAAATCTACCGACTTTAGGTTTTTGGGTCGGTATCCCTTCACATTAAAAAATCGTTGGCAGATAATGTGGTCATCTAATGTTAGCAGGAACTCAAACTTTGTTATTTTTTTGTCTTCCATTTTTAGTTTTTTTGTATTTTAAAATAGTTAATTTCTTTATTTCTTAGTTGTATTAATGGGTGGATAAAAGATGTCCAACTATCATCTTTTTTAGGTAGTACAGTAAATAACCCATCTTCTTTCATCATCTGTACTACATTTTCTTTCTCTCTACCTTCAGGGTCCAAAGGTTCATTTATTAAATCTATTATGTCGGTTTTTGCTTCTTCAGTTAAAAATGTATTAGTCAAATCTATTATTTTTTCATTAACTTCAAAAAAATCTTCCCCCTTTCTTCCATCCGACGAAACACCTTCCGATAAATTTTTTAATCCTCTATCTTTATTTCCAGTGGATAGTATGCCCCTAGTTTTATTTAATATTTCTTCTATAGACACCCTACCTATTTCTATTTCTGGGAAATGTTTAATTAAAGACTTTTCACCAAAGTACATAATTCCTTTGATATTGTCACTTCTATCACCTAATAAAATTTTAAAGGTTGGGATGTTGCATGGAGGAATCATTAATGGGAGTTTACCTATTTTAATTTTATCTTCATATGTGACTAGGGTGTCAGTATGAGTAAGATAGACTGTCGTTATCTGGTCTACTAACTGTAATAGGTCTTTATCATTTGTCAGAACTGTCTTGCTCTCTTGGGGAGAATGTTTACAATAGTATGAAATACAATCGTCCGCTTCACAACTACCGTACCCTCCTTGTCTGACAAAAAACTCTTCTAGGTATTGTGATATTCTGTTTTTTTGACGAAACATGTCGTCAACTTTGTCTTTGTCTAGTCTTTTTTTATCTTTTACTTTATATGGTGGGTATAAATCCCTACGATATTTGTAATTTTTTTTACCGTCCCAGAAGACAACTACTTTATCGTAGGGCTCTTTTTCTAAATTTTTCTTAAGAGTGTTAAGGAAATAGAAAATAGCTCCAAAATGCTTATCATTGTGGTAAAAATCCTTTACTCCGTGAAATCCTGTTTGTAATACACTATTACCATCGACAACTAATGTCTTTAACATTTTGTTTTATTATCAAATTAAACACTACTTTCCTATCTCTATTAACTCAATATTAAAATTAAGTTCTTCACCTGCTAATGGGTGGTTCAAATCTAAAATTACCTTATCTTCTTGTAATTCTTTAACCTTCGCTAAAATCGGCCTTCCATCGATTGTTTGACCCTGAACTGTTTCCCCAATTTTAGGGTTAAAGTCTGATGGAAGTGCCTTCTTAGGAACTTCTGTTTGAGCTTCTTCTTTTCTTAGTCCATAAGCGTCCTCTGGCTTTAGGTGTAAGTCTTTAGTCTCACCTACTTCCATACCTATTACACCTTCATCAAATCCTTTTATCATCTGACCAGTACCGACTTCAAAATCTAGAGTCTGCCCTCTATCGTGGGAACTATCAAATTTATTACCATCATTTAAAGTGCCAGTATAATGTACTTTAATTTTGTTACTTTTTTCTACTTTTACCATATTTTCTTCCATTTTTTTTTAATTTAAAATATTTCACCAGTTTCTTCAACTGCTAAGTTATAATCTCCATCAGAACCTATAATGTCTTTCCAGTACTCAGAATTTTCAGTCTTATACCCTTCTATTGATTTTTTTTCTTCTCCAGCGTCCTTACCCTTAAGGAATCCGTGTGGGCTTACTAGTATTTTTCCGTCCTCATACCCCAAACCGTTAACGTGGTTTTTCATAATTGATATTTTGGTTCGTGTCGCGAATTTAACTTTTCTTTTATCTTTAGTAGCTGTTATCTTAGAGGTTCCAGAGTTCTTCTGATTACCAAATAAAAACACTATGGTTGAATTTAACCATAGTGATTCTCCCCCTTTAGCTTTGATTTTAGGTTGTGAAAAGGGATTGTCCGGTAATTCTACCCAGGGTTGGTTCACGGTAACCAGTGTATTTAATTGTGTGGAATTCGTATTTCTAGAACCGGTAATCCTTTGATTTATTCCCATACCGATTTTATCTGATAATACACTCGCGTTATGTTGTTTACCACCTTTACCGTCAAAGGTCATTTTACACGGGACAGAACCTACTGAGTCCCATAATAACACTAA